ATCCGTTTTTCTGAGAAGTAGCGATACCAATCAGTTCTCCCACATCGGTTTGCAGCTTCTCGTCCAAAAAAGTACATTTGGCTTAAAAATGGATAAAATAAAATACCGCTTAGTGTATAATCGAAAGAAACAGCTAAACAAACAGGGAACGGCCTTAGTGCAAGTAGAAGCCTTGCTCAATCAGAGGAAAGTTTATTTCCGTACAAATTTGTATCTCAAGCCGGAACATTGGAATAGTCGCAATGCTCAGGTTGATAATCACCCACAGGCTCATGACCTCAATTCGATGCTGTTTGAGTTTGTCCTACACCTGCAAGCGATAGAGTTATCCTTATGGAAGCGCGGCATTCCTGTAACGCTATCACTACTTAAAGATGCGATAAAGAAAGACAAGCCGGTCAATGTCACTTTCCCCGTATTTGCCAGAATCTATGTGCAGGAATCCGACCGTAAAAGAAGTACCAAGGAAAATCTTCTGACAACGATAACCGTACTTCAGGAGTTCCGTCCCGGATTGGATTTCAAAGACATTACCTATACTTTTTTAAGGGATTTTGAAGTGCATTTGAAAGAGAAAGGAAATAGTGTCAATACGGTTGCCAAACACATGAGGCAGCTTCGTACCTTGGTGAATGAAGCCATTAATCAGGGGTATATTCCTTCCGATGCCTACCCCTTCCGGAAGTACAAGATAAAGCAAGAGAAAGGGCGGAAAGAATTCCTGACTCCGGATGAGTTGAAGAGGTTGGAGAATCTTGATGTGGACAAGAAGCTCCGCCATGTACTCGATGCCTTCCTGTTCTGCTGTTACACCGGCTTGCGCTTCTCAGACTTTTGCCAGCTATCTCCGGCCAATTTTATCAAGATAAACGGTAAGCGTTGGTTACACTTTACGTCTGTTAAGACAGGAGTAGAACTTCGGCTTCCGTTACATCTTCTGTTTGAGGGTAAGGCATTGGCTGTATTGGAGCGTTACGATATAATAACTGATTTTGCTAAAATCGGACCCAATTCAGAGGCCAATAAGTATCTTGCCCAATTAGCTACCCTTGCCAGGATACGGAAGCACATAACCTACCATACAGCCCGTCATACTTGTGCGACCCTGCTTGTGCATCAAGGCGTTCCGATTACCACCGTTCAGAAGTTGTTAGGTCATACTTCCGTCAGAACTACGGAGGTGTATTCAGAGGTTCTTTCTAATACGATTATTCGGGATTTGAAGGCTGTAAAAAGGAAGAAAAAAACACCTGATTTTAGCCGTGTGGTAGAATGTGGGTAGATTTTATAGGTTCTACTGATATTCTACTGCCATAGTTTGGCAACCCTTTCCTGGCAAGATATTCCCTACTCATAAATTTCTTGTTTACTTTCGCTGAAAAGTGATTGTAAATGAGTATATTTGTCATGTTTTATTGGTTAACGCCCATGAATGTGTCTTTAACAGGATGCGTTCGTGGGCTTTTTTTGTTTAATTAAAAAAGTTTGTAGATGAAAAAGAAACTGATTGTTTTGGCTGTTGTGGTGGCCGTGATTGTAGGTCTGCTGGCTTATTACCAGTATGTACCGTTTTGGGCAAGCATTGTGAGTACCGGTGCGTTTATTGCCGGCATTCTTCTCGGTTGGAATGCCAAGGGGTGGAGTGATGAACATGTAACGGGGATGAAGGTATGATGGAGGAACTGAATGAACTGTTCAACATCACCGGCGGGATAGTCACTACTATCCTGCTTCCTCTTTTCGGTGTGTTCATGTTCTATGATTCAAAGAAGCGCAAGGCGGCTGCGGAAGCGAGAAAGGCGGAAGCTGACAATATCACCTCGTATGCTGCTGAATGGAAGGAACTGTACGAGAAAAAGGAACACAGGGTAGTGGAACTTGATTCCAAAATAGACCAGCTTTATGCCGAGAAGAATGAAGACCGCCAGCGTATCCGCGAGCTGACCGAAAAGAACGCTACACTGGAGATAGAGAAGATAAAGCTGGAAGCAAGGCGGTGTGATGTCCGGGGATGTAGCGGGCGGAAGCCACCGAGCGATTATTAATTCACGGGAAGGAAGGTGTTTCGCAACAGCTCCCTTCCCTTTTTAGCACAAACTTAAAGTTTAAACAAAGGCTTCTGCAAATGTAGAATGATTTTTATTAAGACCAAAAGTAAAGGAGGAAAATAAGAATGGCAAATGTGAATGAATTTGCACCGTTTATCCTGAAGTGGGAGGGCGGTTTCGTGGATGACCCCGTAGACCTTGGCGGAGCGACCAATATGGGGGTAACTATCGGAACATGGAAGTCGTGTGGTTACGACAAAGACGGTGACGGTGATATAGATGTGGACGATTTGCACCTGCTTACCCGTGAAGATGTTGTTAGCCGGGTACTTAAGCCGCATTATTGGGACAGATGGAAAGCTGATTTGATAAAGAATCAGTCTGTGGCGAATATTCTTGTTGATTGGGTATGGGCATCCGGTGCGCATGGGATAAAGATACCGCAGCGGTTGCTTGGTGTTTCTGTAGATGGTATTGTAGGTCCTAAAACCATTGCAGCAGTAAATGCCAGGAACCCGCGTGAACTGTTCGACATGATTAAGATAGCCCGGTTTGACTTCATTGAGGATATTTGTTGCAAGCGGCCAGCAAACAACAAATTTAAACGGGGGTGGATGAACCGGATTAATGATTTAAGGTTTGAGCCATGAAAGCATTGCCGTGGCTATTAGTTGTATTGCTGGCAATCGCTTGTGTGGCGGCGTGGTTTCGTCCGCACGAGCCTTTGCCGGCAGAAATCCGTACCGAGACGAAGATACAGACGGTTGTCAAACTTGACACGGTTCTTATCTCCGCACCGATAGCGGTCTTTTGGCAGATATTGCCGAATGACACAGTACGTATAGGTGACACCTTGCTTCACCGCAAACGGGTTGTGTATGAAGATAGCCTGTATCGTGCAGTGGTGAGCGGATATGTAGACCCACGGCTGGATAGTATGACTGTGTATCCAAGAACTGTTTATCAGACAGTAACGAATGACGTCTATCATCCGGTCCCCGTTAAGTCGAAGAAGAAGCGTTGGGGATTGGGATTGCAGGCTGGATATGGGTATCCGGGCGGCATGTACGTAGGTGCAGGAATAAGTTATAATCTATTTCAGTGGTAATTTGTATCTTTGTGACGTAGATGTTGTGCTTATCGTTTCAGATAAGTGTTGCCTCGGCTGGAAAGTCGGGGCTTTTTTATTTGCTTTTTATTTGATAATTCTCCCTTGGCTTTGTATTTTTGTGAAGTAACTTTGATTGTATAATACTATGGATGAATTGCAAAACTATAAAACAGTGTTTGTTGTAGGTAACGGGTTTGATTTAAATCTTGGTCTGAAAACTTCTTATAAGGATTTTATGAAAAGCCATTGGTTTTCTGATATAAAGAACAATTTTTTGGTGGACTATCTTCGGAAGAAGCAATCTTTAAATTTATGGGTTGATATTGAAAATGAGTTAAGTGTGTATTCACAAAGTACTTTTCTTCCAAGAATATATATAGAAGGTAAACCTAAAAAGGGTGACACATTGCGTGATGAATACAATGAATTGTGCTCTCATTTAAAGTCATATTTGATGGAGGTGACTAAAGAAGGGGGCTATTTCTCAGCTATGGGCACTTATGTATTAGATCAAGCGTTTAAGTTATCCCCAGTATATATCCTTACATTTAATTATACCAATACAATTGAAAATATACTAAGTGATATTTCATATAATGAATCAGAATATATAATTAACCACGTACACGGTACATTAAAGAATGGCTTTGTATTTGGCGTAGAAGATAATGCCCAAGTAGATAAAAAGCATGTTTTTTTGTATAAATCTCATAGTCCTTATCAAAAAGTAAAGGGTTTACCTTATATTTTGGATAACGCAGAAAGAATAATATTTTTTGGATACTCTTTGGGGCAAACCGACCATTCTTATTTTGATGATTTTTTTAGACGACAATCTCAATTTGGGTGTAAAGAAAAAGAATTTATATTTTATCACTATGGACAAAACTCTTATGATGATATGAAGTGGCAAATTAAAATTTTGACAAATAATCAGCAAGCTAAATTTGGAGAATATAATAATATTAGTTTTATAGATATAAACAAAGAGAGATAGTTCAATTTTACTAATAGGAATGGTTGGTAGATTTAATATTAT